ACCGCCATTGTTAAACAGATGGCCGCCGCCCTGGAAATTCCGAGCGAAGTATTGTACAAGCAGTTCTCGACCAGCTACTCCGCCGCCCGCGGCGCGCTCAACGAATACTGGCGCACTTGCGGAATGCACCGTGACTGGTTTGCAGATAACTTCTGCCGACCAATTTATGAGGCGTGGTTTTGTGAGGCAGTACAGCGTGGGCGAATAAAAGCACCCGGATTCTTGGAAAACCCGGCCATTGCCGCAGCTTATATGCAGTGCGCATGGAACGGCCCTGCCAGAACGAACCTGAACCCCAAGGATGAAGTCGAGGCGGCGAAGATGCGCGTTGACTGCGGGTTTAGCACAGCTGAACAGGAAACGGCGCAAATGACGGGCGGTAGCTATGCGGCCAACATGAGGTTACGCAAAGGCGAAGCCGCAATGAAAAAGGAGGTAGACGACATTGCAGGAACGCAAACACAAAACCCTGCTGCTCAACGGGCCGTCGGCGGTTCCAGTGAAAACAGGTGAAAAGTTCTGGCAGATTCGCAATTCGGCGGAAACGGGAGGCCATGCGGAACTGGTGCTGTACGGCGACATTAGCCGGACAAGCTGGTGGGGCGACGAGATCACCCCACAGAAATTTGCCGCAGACCTTGCCGCAATCCCGGCGGAAGATGATCTGACCGTCCGTATCTGTTCCGGCGGCGGCGACGTATGGGCTGCGCAGTCAATTGGTGGCCAGCTCGAAAGCCGCACTGGCACGGTGACGGCACAGATAGAGGGCTTGTGCGCAAGTGCGGCAACGATCATTGCCTGTCATTGCAAGGTCGTCAAGGCCACGCCGGACAGCAGCTACATGATTCATCCTGTGAAAGCCAAGAGCGATAACTTCATGGGCGTGGAGGAATTGCAGCAACTCATTGATTCCATTACGGTTATGCGCTCTACGATTCTCGGACAGTACGAGAAAAAGACCGGGAAAAGCAATGAAGAACTGGCCGCATGGATGGACAAGACGACGTGGTGGACTGCGGAGCAGGCCAAGGAAAACGGTTTCATTGACGAGATCGTGGAGGGAAACCAGACCGCCAAAATCGAAAACAGGAACGGCGTGCTGTTCGTAAACAGCGTGGCCGTCCCAGGCACTTTTGATAGCGCACCTGAATTTGTGCGAAACCGCGCCGTGGTCGTACCTGACAACGACGACGGTTTTGTAAATAACAACGACCCGGCGGAACCGTCGGGAGAAAACAACGGAGGGAACGACATGGAGTTCAAGAACGTGGACGAACTGCGCAATGGCTGCCCCGACCTCGTGAAAGAGATCGTGGACAGTGAGCGCGCAGCCGCACAGAAAGCCGAGCGTGAACGCCTTGCTGCCATTGACGAGATCGCAGAAACGATTCCGGCAAACATGGTGGCGGAGGCAAAGTACGGCGAGAACGCCTGCTCTGCGGAGCAGCTTGCGTACCGTGCGGCGGTTGACGCAAAGAAGAATCACCGCAAGCTGCTGGAAGATACCGCAGATGATGCAAACACCAGCGGCGCAAACAGCGTTGGCGGCGCAGCCCCCGACGGCGTGGCTGGTACTGGCACTAAGAACCAGAACCAGACCGATGCCGAGAAGCGGGCAATGGTGAAGAACCTGCTGCACCCCAAGAAGGAGGGCTAAGTTATGGCTGAAAAGATGCTGAACGAGAAGCTGGGCGAGGTTGAGTACGACGGCCTGATCGTTGGTCTCAACCCGAAGAAGCGCGTCGGCCCCGGCGTGATCGCCAAAGGTGCGGCAGAGACGACCTATGTTCGCGGCACTGTGTTTGCCAAGAGCGCAAAGGACGGCAAGCTGTACATCCTGGGCAGCACTGCTACTTCTGGCGATACGCTGAGCGCGGACTGCATTCTGGTGCAGGACGTGACTGTGGGTACTACCGACGATGAAACTGTCGTGGTCTACCTGGCAGGCTGCTTCAACCCGGAAAAGCTGACCGTAAAGGACAGCTACACCATGACCGAGGCGGACAAGGACGCTCTGCGTATGCGCGACATTGCGCTCCTGCCCATCATCGAAATGTAACAGGAGGACGTTTACTATGGCAATTCTGCTGAACTTCTTTGATAACGTCATTCTTCAGGCCATCACGGAAGAGATCGTGCCGAAGCGTGGCTTCTTCAAAGACCGCTATTTCCCCACCGGGGCAGGCGATATTTTCAAGGCCGACGAGGTGCTGACCGAGTACCGCAAGGGCGACCGTAAGCTGGCCGCTTTCGTTGCCCCCGACGTACATGACATTCCCATTGCGCGCCGCGGCTATGAGGTTCACTCCTACCAGCCTGCGTACATTGCGCCGTCCCGCGTGCTGACTATGGACGAGCTGAAGAAGCGCGGCTTTGGTGAGGCTCTGTATCCGGGCATGGACGAAGCACAGCGCGCCGCTCGTCTGCTGGCAGATGATATGAACGACATGGAAAACCGCATTGCAGGCACCGAGGAATGGATGGCTGCACAGACCATGATCTCCAACGGCTGCACTATGCAGGAAATGATCGACGGCAAGACCAAGGGTGACAAGAAGATCGTGCGCTTCTACGACAACAAGAGCGACCATACCTACACTGTCGCAAAGAAGTGGAACGAAACTGGCGGTGATTTCTGGGCAGACATCAAGGCTATGTGCCGGATGCTCTCTTACCGCGGTCTGCCTGCAAAAGACCTGATTCTGGGCACTGATGCTGCCGACTATATCCTGGCCGACGAAAAGACCCGCCAGCTTCTCGACAAGAACAGCGGTATTATCGTTGGCGAGATTCGCCAGCAGCTCACCCAGTACGACGGCGTGGTGTTCATGGGCGTTCTGAACTTCGGCGGCTTCATGCTGAACGTGTTCTCTGTGGACGAAACCTACGAGGACGAGAACGGCCAGGTCGCCAGCTTCTTCCCCAAGACCGCAGCTATGGTTACTGCTCCCGACTGCGGCCACATGATGTACGGCTCCATCACCCAGATGGACTACGGCCAGATCGACTACACCACCTATGCCGCAAAGCGCGTGGCAAAACTGGTCGTGGATCAGGCCGAGGACAGCCGCAAACTCCGTCTGGGCTGCCGCCCGCTGGCCGCACCCAAGAGCTACTGCCCCTACATCTACGCAGCAGATGTTGTGCAGTAAGTGAGAAAGGAGCAACGGCATGAAAACTGTTCAGATCACGTCCGGCGGCTACGGCTACCGTGAAAAGGCAGGCTCCCCCACCCGGTTGATTCGGGCGGGGGAATTTGTTTGCCTGCCGGATGATGAAGCTGACCGTCTGGCCGCCCTGGGCGTTGCGGTCTGTCAGCCGGAAGCACAGCCGGAGATCGAGCCGCAGAAAAACGCCCCGGCGGCAAAGCGCACCAGAAAGAGCAAAGCGGCCACCGCGTAAAGAAAGGCGGTGGAGCGCATGACGGATTTTCTGGAAGAAGCCCTTGCGGACATTGACTCTGTGTTCTTTCAGGAGTTTGTGGAGCAGCACAAAATCGACGGGAAGCCGTTTGACGTTGTGCCGTATGAAATGACCCTCAAGGAACGCAAGGCGCACTGGGAAGCAGGAGCAAAGCAGAACTTTGACCAGGGACTTTACCTGTCCACAAAGCAGTTCTTCATTCGCAAGGAAGATTACGGCACGGCCCCAAAGGTTGGAAAGCTGATGGAGTACGACGGAATCTGCTACACGATCAGAAGTTGCCAGACGGAGCACGGGTTGTACCTGGTGGAACTTGAGAGGGTGCGGCAGTAATGGCGAAGGCAATCTATGACGTATCTGTGCCGAACATCTACGAAGTAGAAAAGGCACTGGGCGACGCAAAGGACAAGGCTCCTAGAGCCATGAAAAACGCGGTGAACCAAACGGCGACCCGCGCAAAAAACATGATGATCCGGCAAGCGAAACTCCGATACGCCGTAAGCACGGCGGGCCGCCGCCACTTAAACCAACTGAAACTCCGAAACCGCGCAACGATACAGAATCCGACCGCAGAAATTTTCATCAAAAGTCGAAGAAACGATCTGGCGGATTTCAAGACAAACCCAACCGAACCACACATGGGCGGAAACTGGGTACACTCGCCTGAATTTCATACAGGCAAGGTTTTGAAAAAATCGCCAATGGATAACCTGACAGGCGGACAAACACTTATCGGGCCTGGAAGCAAGGGCTTCTTAGTGCGGTTCGAGAGCGGACACGTTGGCATGGTGCAAAGAATTATCGGTAAGCCTGCAAAGAATCCGAAGCCGACACGGTGGAAGAGCAAAAACGGGATTATCGAATATCTTTACACCATGTCTGCGCCGTCTGCAAGTTCCATGCACAGTACCGTGTGGCGGGAAGAAGTAGAGCCGGAAAGCGAGATCATCTTGCAGGATCGCTTGCGGCACGAGGTTGAAAAAATCTTGATGCAGGCAGGAGGTAAGAAGAAGTGAGCAAACCGACGAACTACACCCCCATTGATGCGGTAAAAGTTCTGTGCAAGGAGTTAGAAAAACTCTTTGAAGGGAAAACATTCAGCGGCCAGGGCGGGAACAAGCAGCTGAAGTTTTTTGAGTTCGAGTTCCCGGAAGATAACGGTAACGACGAGGACGTGGACACACTGGCCGCCGCTGCCCCATTCGTGCTTGTGAAAGCAGCCGGGTGGAGCACCGACATAGAAGAGCCGGTAATGATTGACATGAGCATGGTTATCTGTACATACCAAACCCCTGCGCGAAGCAAGGAAGAGATCGAGAAACTAAAAAAGGCACCGGCTCTTCTGGATTTGTACAACATCATGCAGGATATTAGTCAGCATTTCAAAGTGCACAACGTCTTTGGAGATTACTTCAACGTCTTAATGCCGATTACCTGCGTAATTCAGCAGGACGATACAAAACCGTATTATTTCTCTACTGTTCAGATGGACATTACAGGCCCAAGCATGAGCAGAGAAAACAACCCGGAAGTGGAGGCACTCACATGAGCACTGCAAAAGCAAAACAGGCCGAGCAGGCAGAGAACACCGCAGAGGTTAAGGCAACTGGCCCTGTCGTTTACTGCGGCCCGACCGTGAAGAACACCGTGAAACAGTACACGGTGTACGCCGACGGCGATATGCTGCCGGATATGATGAACCGCTTCCTTGAAACGGTTCCGATGGCAAAGGGCCTGTTGGTTCCCATCGAACAGTTCAGCGATACCCGCAAAGCTCTGGAAAATCCCAAGAGCGCAGCGGGTATTCTTTTTGCCGCCGTGAAAGCGGCCATTGAGTAAGGAGGTAAAAGATCATGGCATATAAGCATGGCGTATATACCAATGAGCAGGCAACCAGCCTGGTTGCCCCGGTCGTTGCCACGGCAGGATTGCAGGTCGTAATCGGCACTGCACCTGTCAACCGGGCAAGTGACCCCTACCACTGCACCAATGTTCCCATGCTGGCAAACACGCTGGATGGCGCAACTGCGGCAGTTGGTTACAGTGACGACTACGAAAACTACACCCTCTGCCAGAGCATGGGCGCAAGTTTTAAGGTCGTAAAAGTCGCACCGATGGTTCTTATCAACGTGCTTGATCCCAACAAGCACAAGAAGAACCTGACCGAAAAGACCGTGCAGATCAACAGCGGAGTTGCTGTTCTGGAAGAGGAAGGTGTGCTGCTGGACAAGCTGGTCGTCAAGGCGGCATCCGCAACGCTGACCGCTGGTACTGACTACACTGCGGCGTTTGACGATAACGGCTACGTCAATATCGTTGTTATCCCCGGCGGCGCGGGCAAGTCCGCAACCAGCCTGACCGTGAGCGGCGTTCAGATCGATCCGTCCGCAGTCACCCCGGCGGATATTGTGGGCGCAGTTTCCGCCGCTGGCGTTGAGTCCGGCATGGAGTGCATCCGCATGATCTTCCCGAAGCTGAACATGGTTCCGGGTATTCTGATCGCTCCCGGCTGGTCGGAGAACGCCATCGTGTCTGCTGGCTTGCAGGCAAAGACCACCCGTATCAACGGCGTGTTTAACTGCGTCTGCATCGTGGACATCGACAGTTCCACCAATGGTGCGACCAAGTACGACGATGTGAAGCAGCAGAAAGAGAAGCAGGCCGTCACCAGCGCAAATTGCTACGCCGTGTGGCTGTACGCAAAGGTGGGCGATGTTCTCTACGCTGGCTCTGCAATGGCCGCCGCCGTGACCGTGGCGACCGACGCAGATAACGGCGACATCCCGAACGTCAGCCCGTCCAACAAGACCGTCCCGATCTCTGCCGCCTGCCTGAAAGACGGTACGGAAGTGCTGCTCGATCAGGAGCAGGCCAATGTCGTGAACAGCTTTGGCGTGGCAACCTGGCTGAACATCAACGGCTTCCGTCTGTGGGGCAACAACACCGCCTGCTACCCCGGAAACACCGACCCCAAGGACAGATGGTTTAGCGTCCGCCGCTTCTTCTGCTGGGACGATAACACGTTTATTCAGACCTACTTCCAGAAAGTAGACAGCCCTGCAAATAAGCGTCTGATCGAGGCCCTGGTGGACAGCGAGAATGTCCGCGGTAACAGCTTTGTTTCCCGCGGCATCTGCGCCCGCTACGAGCTGAAATACCTTGAGTCGGAGAACCCGACTACCAACCTGCTGAACGGCTGCATTACTTTCCACAAGTACATGACCCCGTTTGGCCCTGCGGAGGACATCGAGGAACTGGTCGAGTTTGACCCGGATGCGCTGTCCACCGCCCTGGCCCAGTAAGCGGCGCAAGGAGGTAAAAGACTATGGCACTCGACACTAACCTGACCCCGGAGGTCGTCAACTCCTATAACACCTACATCAACGGCAATAAGGCCATCGGCGTTACCAGCGAAATCTCCATGCCGACCATCACCTCGGAAACCATCGACGTTTCCGGCACTGGCATCCTCGGCAAGATTTCTGCCCCGAACATCGGCCAGTTTGAATCCATCGAACAGGAGATCACGTTCAACCTGATCTACTCTTCTTTCGTGGATATGCTGTCCCCGAAGCGGCAGGTCAACCTTACCATTCGCGCTGCCCAGCAGGCCGTGGACAAGAACCTCGGTTATGCCTACAAGGGTCTGCGTATCGTTGAGGTGGGCCGCGTCAAGGAGTTCACCCCCGGTAAGATCAAGCCCGGTGAGGGCATGGACGCAAAGGTGAAGCTGGAACTCACCTACCTGATGATCGAGAACGACGGCCAGCAGATTATCGAGATCGACAAGCTCAACGGCATTTATCGCGTCAACGGCGAGGATATGCTGGCGGATGTGAGCGCGCTGATCTAAAAAGCAAACGGCATGCTCCGCCCCGCGAACGAGCGGGGCGGGCG